CCTCAATCTCTTTACTGTAATCATTAATTTCGCTTGCAATATTTTCTTCTTCTTTCATCGTGTTCTCCGTTGTCGAGCTGCCTGCTCAATTTTCCATTTTATTTCTATATTCTCTCGACCGTGTATTGCTGATGTAATGATGGAGTGAGTTGTTAATAACTGACCGTATTTTTCGGCTGCTTTTGATGCATCTTTAATACCGGATTCCCATTTAGGGTATGATACAGCCCAATCGTTATCTATAGCTGCCTGAACTAAGTCTCTTCCTTTTTTGTCTCTGTCCGGACAAACAATAATTTCTTTTTGTAATCTATTTATGATATCAATTTTGGATTGATTTACTTCACCTAATATTCCAACACCGTCTGTTGTCCACGCATCCAAAACGCCCTCACTAACGATAACATATTTACGCTGCCATGCAAGTTGGTGGTCCATATTATAGACAAAGTCTGTCGGGCATTGTTGATAATACTTCGGTATTTCTTTACCATCAGTGTCATAGTATAATCTTGCTGTAAAACCTACAATCTTATTCTTATAGTAATATGGTATTAATAGCCGGTGATGTAGATTATGCGATTTAATTGGTGACCAATAAAAATCATCAAGTGCATATATTTTACGTCTTAATGCATAATTAGCTACAGCAAGAAAATCAGGATCATCTAATCCTGCATTTAGCCAATCGGATATAGATAAGGAATCTTTCGGTAATTCCATAGTCTTCCATTTGCCGAAGAGCCCCTTAACTTTTGTTTCTATGTCAACAGGAATCTCACCATCCCTGATAGACTGAATGCTATTTTTTGTTTTAAATATTTCGAATTCTATCTGTTTTATAAATTCGTCGCCGACATTGATTTGTTTTAAGAAGAATTTAAATGACTTAGATAAATCTTTTCCATCTGTGTAGCCAGCAGAAAATCCACAGTTGAAACAATTTAATAAAATTGAACCGGGATTAAACTGAAGGCCGAGACGATGTCTGGAATCTTTCGAATGACCTTGTGTGTGGCATAACATACAATTTCGTTTCATCCAATTTTTGGGTGCCTGCTTTAGCGGGCCCACATTGGACAAAATCGAATCTTTGATAAGGTCTATAATCATTGTATTATTTTAACACAATATTTACAGAAAATCAATAAAATTACCTTATTCTACGCATCATAACATCTTGCATCGATTCACCGGGTACATTTTCTCCGGCGGCTTGGAACACAACTTCACCTTGTGGAGATGCGCTTGACTTAGAAATAACACAAACTACGCCATCAGTTGATAACATGCGTACTCTACGTTTGGCATCATTGATAAGGTATTCTTTGTCGTGTCCCGAATTTACCTTTTTATATTTTATATTTTTTTGTGGGTCGCCTATCCATAATTCATATTCTTCGCTGCCACCTGGGCCGCGCCTATGAGATACCATATGCGGAGGCACCTTAAAGTTGCCTGTGTCAAATTCGTATAACCGCATTATTAAGTCCTTACTATTAATTTCTTCATGACCCCGGGATCAAGAACTGCTGTACTCGGTATATATCTAAATTTCAACCATAGCAAATTCTCACTAAATGTCCAGGCCTGTGTTCCAGTATACCCTATATATTCAACATCAACTGACATAGATGTAGGATAAATCTTGAACCAACGCGCTGGTGTAAGATATGGATCTGGTGTCTCTTCTAAACTTCCCCAGATTTCTAATACGCCTGTAAAATTCTCTGTATAAGTTGAGAAAGAATGCACAGAATTTATATGGTTTAGTACACGGCCGCCAGGTATACGACCTGTATAGAATGATGGGATAGGTGCACCCTGCAAAGGCATAACAATATCAGGAGTCCAGTCTAACGGTTCGTATATAATACTCTTTAGTGGAGCCTTAAATGCCTGCTCTGTAATTTCTATTTCCATAGCAACATTATCGTTAAGGTCGCTGTACAATGGTTTTTCAATGTAATAATCGGGGACATTTACTATAAATTCTTCAGTCCTTATCATTACCATTGTATATAGGCCTGCCGCAACTATTGCAATATCACCACTATCCAATTCAAGAGTAACAATACCCTTTGCTGGTCCTAATCTGCAAAGCTTTTCTAATACAACTGTTCTGTTATCTGGATCAATAATACGAGCGTATACTTGCTGACCGCAAGATACATCAAACGGAACTCTATCTGGGCCTAACACCCTGAAGATAACTTTATTATCAAGACCTTTGTGTACGCGAATTGGATTTTTATTCATTGGGCCATTGTCCTTACAGGTGCAGAAGGTGTCACCGACAGCTAATAGCTGGCGAACGTGATCGTACATATATATTTTATTGAATGTGATATCCATTTATGCCCACCTTTTTACATATTTATCACAATGTGCATCAAAAATATTTTCCTTTCAGCAATGATCATATAAATAACTTGGTATGACAAATATTGAAGAAATCAAAGAAAAATTCCCATTTTTAAGTGGCATTCGTTGCCAAACAACCGAATACATCGGCATTATCCAAAATTCCGATGATAAAATTATAAGTTTCTATGATTACGAATCTATAAAAACAGTAGAGGAAAAGAAAACCTTTCTTGACCTTGGAGAAACGTGGTGGTGGGAAAGTAATAGACTATTGCCTATTAATATTTTTATGCAGGGACAGATGTTTGAATTTCGTTACTGTCTTAAAACAGTAGTAAACAAAGACATCGAAATAATGTTCGGGTCTATGACAAGTCTAAATAATATTATGCGTAAGAGAATTAAAAAGCGTCAAATACAGCTTATTAGAAAAACAGGTTAATCTTTCGACATCTGTTCAATCATTAAATTTAGATTCACAATTACAGCCAGTGCATAAGATATTGCATGAGATCTTTTGAAACTGTAGTCAGTCCTATCTAAGTCCTTATCCCAAATCTCGTCACATACCTTATCCCAGTTTGCACTTTGCAAGTATGCCTTTGCCGGTCTTATCATTGCCAATATCATTGCGATATCTTCTACCGACTTAGGTGGAAATCTTTGTAACAAATTACTATAACTCTTTAAGTGGAATAACTTATCAGTGACCTCTGCATACTGAAAAAAGTCCCAGGGCGGTTCTTTGTTAATCAATTCTGTAAGATGTTCTTCGTTCTTAACGCCTTCGTACATATTAACATTTAAGAAATCAATCTTAAAATATCCATAGTCACCTGCAATTCTATGATCTATGGTAGAAATATTAGTAGTAGGATCTCTGGGTAAGTTCTGAAAGTAGACGCCGGTTGGGTGCTTCTCAAACTTATCATCGGCGCGGTCGATTCGTCCAAATATACAGCCAAGCCCTTCGAGAATTTTATCGCGACCAAAACAATCGATATCCACATCAGTCGTAATCTTCATTGCATTGGTATCCCGAGTAAAATTTGTTCTGTTCTGGAAATATTTTTCTTGCCACCGAATTTTATTATAAATGCGGTGGCATCTTCATCATACCAAAAGGTAACCCTAAATGATGGCCAGAGATAAACGTAATCACCATCAGGTAAATCTTTTAACCATTCCTGAATATCTCTATGTAAGGTACCGGTTTGCGGAATTACAGAAATTGGTATCATATTCCAGATTGCGCTAATATATCCTTAATGTAACTAACATCATCATTGTTCTTGAACTTTTTCATCCAGTAGCCGGGATCAATAATAGATCCGACAATCTTTGCGTGGTCATCGTTGAATGCATCTATGAGACTGCCACCAGATTCTGACAAATACAAAACCCACGGACTTATCTTACCTGTTCGTATTAGTCTTGCTGCTTCATTCGCTGAAACATTTTTAAAGAAATCAGTAAAGTTTGTTTTATGTTCCGTTGCCCATTCTGCCATTGTTATAATAGTGCGTTCGGTGGCGGCTTCAGCAGGTTCCTTCTTGATTAAATCTTCAATGTAAGTATCGTATACAAAATCCTTTGTCCAATCTCTTAGGTTAACACCATTTCTGATAACAAATTCTATAAATTTATCTGGATATACTGGTTTAAGATTAACAACATGATTTCCGAACTTAACAAAATCTATATAGAAATCACTTTCGATAAATTCTTGTGTGCTCTTTGGTTTCTTAGAACCCATTGTTATATCATAGAATTTCTGGAATGTCCTAAAACCAGACCTTGAGGCAGGGCTGTCAATTTCCATATGACGTCGTTTCTTAACGCACATATGCGTAGATAACGTACTTTCTCTGTGAAACTTATTTCCACAAAATCTACATTCGAAATTCTGAACCATTAGTTTATTACTTTCCTTTGGTGTCGCCTTTGAATATTTCTTTAATTGATTTGTCGTCAAGAGCGTTATCCCTAAAATATTCTTCGAAATCAGCCTGTGTATTAATTTTTTGTAACATTTCTAATTCGTCATCTTTCAACAACGGATTTAGCAATATCAATGCTTCTTCTAGCTTATTCTTTTTTGCTTTCTTAGGCGGGGGAATCCACGGGTGGAATTGCTTTTTATCAGTCCCACATAGTGCTAACAATTTCCATTGTAGTTCTGGGTGCTTTGATAATGTACTAAAATTAGCATTAACAAATTCGTTAACCATAATTATATGATGATCAGCATCGCTTTGCGACGAACTCATATATCTCATTAGTATCCACAGACTAATTTCTTTCTTATGTTCTTCCGACAAATTCTTATAAAAGTCTTTGTTACGGTAGTCCATTGCCGGTAATTCCATTGCTAATGTAAGTGTGCTTTCCTTTTTCTTGGCTTTGACTACTTCTTCATGCCGATCAGCATCGGGATTTAATTCGAAGAAAGTGTCTACCCAGTTGCCTACGTCATTACTCAAACAATGCTCCAATATCGATTACTTCAGGTAATTTATTTACTTCTTTAACAAATAGTGCACAATTTGGATACGGTGTATCTTCGAGCGGAACCACAAGAATATTTCCGTGTTTTAATTTAGGGAAGAACCATTTTACTTCCGAATACACGTTAGTAATTGTTACTTCTTTAGGACGAGGGACCATATGCCGTAGTGGATTAAATACCATTGTACAAAATCCGCGGTCATTAAGACTTGTTAATGGCATAATTTCTAAATCACTATAATCGTTGTCGCAAACTAATATAGACCAATCTAATGGCATTTGAATTTTATATTTGTCTATTTGCAATACAACTGCTGGCGCGTGGAAACTTTCTAAGAAAATTAATGGAATAAAAAAATAATCCGGTTCTTTAGGGTTAGAGTAATCTAACACACAGTATCTAATGTCTTCGATTTCATTAGGTACCTTATCGAGATTGTATGCTACGTTGTCGTTTGTTAGGATATTTATTTTAGTTCTCCGGTTTACTTAAATTTGTGTTGTTTATATGCATCTTCTATGCTTCCATATTTTAACACAAGGAAAGTCAGAATAGCAACTGTTTCTTCGGATTTCTCTCTATAGCAGTAGCATATAGATTTCTGTGTATAATATTTCACATCAATAGCTTCGTAATCACCGACTATAACCTCTTCTAATTCCGTATCATTTAAAAACTCACGAAACAATTTCGAATGCCCGTAATTCAGCGTTGTCCTAATAGATTTCATCTTAGGCCAATAGATCTTCTATGGTCTTCCCACTCTTTGTCAAGTTCAACCATATCGCGCTTTACTGCTGCCTTACCTATAGAGATTATGTTGGGCGGTACTCCACATTTAATCAGATAATCGCAGAGCATATTTTCAAATCCCAGATGCTTCACAGACATAAATGTAATGGTGTATGCGGCATTTGAATTATCTTCGCATTCTAAAGTTATCTTTCCGTAAGGGTATGCATCCATATCCTTTATAGCAAGATCGAGATTGTTCGCTTTAAGAAATATTTCAATTAGGGGCTTATATCCGTAGGATATCTGGGTACTAATAATCATATATAATTTATCTTTTTTACAGTAAACGGATATTCTGCGTCTTTATAAAATTTCTTACGCTTTGTTAAATGGCTTTTACTATACTTACAATTCGAACATACGTCATATACATTGACAAAATCCTTATCTGGTGCAACACGAATACCTCGGCCTATACTCTGTATAACTCGAACAAAACTTTTGCCAGCTTCAAACAATACTAAATTAAAAATTCTAACAATATTAATACCAGTAGATGCGACACCATATGTTGCTATAATAACCTTGCCATCAACTTCCTGCACTTCTTTATATTCTTCTTTTCTGTCTTTTGATTTCATTTTACCAGATACGAATATCGAATCAGGTATAAGTGATTGTAGCATCTCACCTGTCTCGACACGATCAACCAGAATAAGCGTATTGCCGGTCTCAGATATTGTTCCTACCTGAGTAGCAAGATATTCTAATCGTTTAGAATTGGTAGTCAACCATTTTAATTCAGTCTGGTAATTGCCACTTGCGGCCGCTCCGACATCCTGTAGCTGCCAGACGTTGACATGCAATTGTGCTAATATACCTTTATCTTGTAATTCTTTTGTGTTGATAGTCCCTAATAGTGGACCTATACATGCGACTACACCGACTTTATCTGCTTCTTCCTCTGGCATTGTTCCAGTTAACCCCCATCGAATTGGTGCGTGTGCAAGATAAGTCGATAAAAGTTTCCTTAATACATCTGCTTTCGCTTTGTGTACTTCGTCGACAATAACACAAACTACATTCTCGAAGAAATCCTCTATGTTTATATCTAAATCTTTTTCTTTTGACCTTTTTGCTAAACTTTCTAAACTCTGCCATGTACAGATTGTATGTGTTTTTAAATATTCTTTCCTATCACCGAAGAAGACGCCCACATCTAAACCAAGATTGATATAATCCTCCTCAGTTTGTGTGACTAAGTCTTTAGTAGGTACAATTACGATACTGCGACCATATGATTCTACCTTATGGCTTAAAATCGCCGTTATTAGGGTTTTTCCCGAGCCTGTTGGTGCGATGTTAACACCTGTTAAGTTCTCTAAATACGAATTAATGACGCCGAGCTGATGATCCTTAATCATAATAGGTTGACCAGCGATTGGATGACCTTTTGGCCACATAATGTGACTATAGCTATCTTCGTCGACGAGATCGAATTCGAAATCGTGAGATGAATCACGATGATCTTCGATCTCAATTTCATAACCATGTTGTTGCACAATTGGTAGCAATGTATCTAACAAGTTTAAATATGAGCGACCACCTA